GCTTTGAATGCGAATTTGCGTTCATTAAAGCACTCTGGAAAATGGACTATAAACAGACTCAAATGGGTAACTGGTACAGGTGCACATCAAACCCGAAAATTGTTCGGATTTATGATGATTTACTTACCAACTTACCAACTTCCACGGGAAGTAAAAACTTCGGTAAGTTGCAAGGCATTGATTTTGTTGAATAAATTTAATTTACTTACGGAACTTACCATTTACCTTGGTAAGTTAATTGTGGCTTGTAAGTCATTGATTTTATTGCTACTTACCAACTTACCGAACTTCCCCCCCTATAGGGGGTATAGGGGGGTGGTAAGTAACCCACCTCCCCCAACCCTATTTAACGTAACCATAAGGAGTGAAAACGTATGCCCAAAGTAGGCGAAAATTTACCAAAGGAACAAAGAGATAAAGGACTGAAAAGGTTAACGCAACGCCAACAGGATTTTCTCGATAATTTTATCCACAAGGATATGACGCAGACAAACGCAGCTAGACAAGCTGGATATAGCAATCCAAGTGTTGATGCAGTGAGGTTGCTCAGAAATCCTGTGGTGCAGGAGCGTTGGCAAGAAATGCAAGAAGAGAACAGGTCAAGGTTTGGTGTAACGCTTGATAAGTCTCTTCGGGATCTTTTAAAGATCCGTAACGAGGCTCTGGAGCGGGAAAGGTATAGCGAAGCTATTCGGGCTGAAGAATTACGCTTAAAGGCTTCTGGACTGCTTGTAAACAAGGCTCATGTACTACATGAGAAAGTAGATAGCATGACGAAGGAGGATATTCTGGCTGAACTGGAGAATCTGCAACGAAAAGCACAGGATAGAATGAAAAAAGCTAACGTCACCCATATACGCCCAAAAAAGATAGAGAAAAATAGCTAAGAGTGGGTTAATCGGGCTCTGCACATGGCGTGTCGCCTGACGGAGTTGCCGAACAATTTCCAGTAGCATCGGGATCGGGTAGCTGGATCGGGCTGTTTTACGCTGCCAATGCGTATAATTGTTCGCTTTCAGGTGCAGGTTATCGGGATCGGATCGGGCTCCAGCCTCCTGCTGCAGGCTGTATACTCACAATTGTTCGTCTTCAGGGTCCTGGGCTGGTCAGGCAGCAGGAGAGGCATCGGAATCGGGAGGCTGTCCAGGCGTAACCTGCTGCTGTACACGCACAATTGTTCGGAGTCGGGTCCAGCAGGGCGTGCTGCCCAGGCAAGATCGGGGTAAATCGGATCGGGACTCGCTGCGTCCTGCCCTGAACGCTCACAATTGTTTGGACTGGTAGGTGCAGCAGGTGCTGCACAGCCTCCTTCACCAGGCAGCAGGACAAAACGGGAAGGCACAAACTAACACAATTGTTCGTAGTCGTTACGCTGCAGGTCGCCGCCTCCAGTCTGTGAAAAAAAAATAAAAAAAATGTTTTTGCGTGTTGACACTATGCAATCATTACTATATATTATATATATAATTCAGCCAAAGGAGATTTAAAATGAGTTATGAAAAAATAAAAGAAGCAGTTATCAAGCAATTAAAGTGCGATGATGTGCAGCAAACTTTTAAAGATGTGGTTAATGGTGGAGCTTCTGGGGGTTTTGGTGGTTTCATTTATTACAACGAAACTGTCAAATTTGCGAAAGACAACATCAAACATATCTACAAATATTTAAAAGAGCAAGCCAACGACATGGGCGTTAATGCTTTTGAGATGGTGCAAGGTTTTAATTGTTTGCACGACATCCAGCCCACTCAATCAGAGGTAGCTGATACAATACATGGGCACCCTGACCAAGCCACAATGAATGACGGAGTTGATACTCAGATATTAAACGCATTAGCTTGGTATGCGTTGGAAGAAGTCGCCTTCAACGAAACAGAAACCTGATCGGGGAATTGTTCGGGAAGAATCGGGAACGGGACTCACCTGCTCCCGATTTTTTTTGTGCTGGTTCTGGATTTGGGTCCAGCAGGTTACAGGTCCAGCTCCCTGCCTGGGAAGGAATACGCACAATTGTTCGCACTCATACCTGGACGCAGGTGTTGCCTGGAAAGAGCTGTGCCTGCTGAAATTGTTCGGAGTTGTGCCTGGAGGCAAAAAAAAGAGCCGAGAAATATTTGGAAAGGAAAATTCTCGACTCTTCTAAATGTAACACTCACACATAATGAGCATTTATTAATATAGTATTGATTACCAGATATGTCAATAGAAAAAAATAAAAAAAATTAAAAAAAAGTTGTTGACTTGTATTATGTAATGATTACTATATAATATATAAACAGCCAATAGGAGATAAAAATGAGAAAAACAATTACAGGTTACAATATAATTATACGTTGGAGTGATGGCACTAAGGAAGATCTTGATGCACATGGTCAGATTCCTTACTTCAAAAATCTAGATAACTACCTTGACGCAATAGAGGAGGAAGTTAATCAAAACGAAGATGAGGAAGAGGAGGTAGCGAATGACTAAATGGGAAGTTGTTTTAACAGTCGTGCAAATGGTTACCTTCTGGGTAATGGTTTGTGCAGTCGTAATAATCGTACCATTTTAAGGAGGTAGCAATGAAAGACGATTTTGATAAGTTTATGGAGAACAAAATAGATATTAATCAGTATATACAATATGATGAGAGTGGTCATATGAGATTATATTTTAATAAAAGTAAATTTTTAGAAGATGCTTTGGAGTATATACAAAACGATAATGTAGACTATGAAGTCATAGAGGAGTGGTTGAAATAGAAGGGAGGAGCTGAAGCTGGGTGAAAGCCCAGCTTCTTTTTTATCCTGTAACCGAACAATTGTTCGTATTCAACGAGTCGCAGGTACGCTGCGTTCCTGCTGTAAAAAAAAATTGAAAAAGATATTGACATATGTAGTAATCAATACTATATATATATTATAAATTAATTTCAGCCAAAGGAGAAACAAATGAAAAAGATTTATTTTGCTTACGGAGCAAACACTAACAAAGATGCGATGGCGATCAGATGTCCCAAAGCTAAAGTTATAGGTGGTGGTCATATCTACGGCTACAGGTTAAAGTTTAATAATGTAGCAGACATCGTTCCTGTCAAAGGATTCGACCAGTATGCACCTTGTGTTATATGGGAGATCACAGAGTCTTGCGAAAGATCCTTGGATCGATTCGAGAGTTATCCGTCATTGTATGACAAGATTGAGGTAACTGGTTACGAGGGAACACAAGGAGAAAGTATAACTGGTTTTGCGTATGTCATGAATTACAAAGATTTTCATACACCAAGCCCAATTTACGTCAGAGGCATTAGGAATGGTTTGAAAGGAGTGTGGGATAAGTTTTACCATGCAGACATTGATAACCATATCGACAAAGCAATCATAGAGAGTTTTCGTGAAAGCGAGAAGCCAAGAGTTCATCACCAAAGAATCGGTGGGAAGCAGTGGGCGTAAAACTTTCCTGAGGCGGAAGCCCAGCTCTTCACCGAGCTGGGTTTTTTTCTGGCTGCGATCCGAACAATTGTTCGTACTGGATCGGGCAGGCAGCCCATCGGGCTGATCGGGCATCGGGCTTCGCAGCCATCTGACTCCTGAAGCATCACCTTCTTACTGGTTTTATAGGGTTATAAATAAAAAAAAATTAAAAAAAAATCCAATAAAATCAATGACTTAGTAAATTGTTCGCTTTTACCTATTGTAATCATTGCTATATGATATATATTAATAATGTATTTAATTTTTAATTTGGAAAGGGAAATAAAATGCAAGAAAAATTTAAAAACATAAACAATCAATCAAGGTTTGCATTTGGATTTGAGCCAGAGTTTATGAACTCTCAAAATTCAGATTATGTTTTAAACCAATTGAATAGATCTAGTTCTAATCCTGTTCATGGTTTAACAATCAAGACAGATGGATCAAGAGCAGATTATGAAATGGATTTGCCAGTTCTAGCAGATTGTCAATTGGCTTGGGATTATTTACAACAAGCTTGTAATTTTGTTAGTTCAAATAGTGGATACGTCAATAGAGATTGCTCTGCTCATGTTCATATTTCTACATTGCCAATAAGATCAGATCTTACAAATGAAGAATTTACTAGAAGATCAATTGAAATGAAAAGACATTCAAATAATTATTTATCAAATCCAAATAACTTATCTCAATTGTTCGATGTTAACACTCAATTACCATTAGAACTTTATAAAGATATTGGATATAGAATATCTAAACATATTGATTTTTATAAGAGCACAATTGCTAGATCTAGACATGATTGTTATTATGCCAAGTTCCCAAAGTCACCTAGTCAGATATTAAGAGCAAATCCAACTATTGAAAGTTTAAGGGATGTTTTAAACTCTATTGCTCCAAGAGGTATATATAAATATACAGCCCTAAATATTAATCATTACAATGTTAAAAAGACATTTGAAAATAGATCACATGGAGGAACATTAGAGATGAACAAGCTTAAAACATGGTTTAAGTTTTTATCTAATATGTTAGATCATAGCTTACAAACACGTTTTAAAGCTTGTACAGTGGAAGAACAGTTAAATAGTCCATCATACATAGGAAGATCTGCGAACACTGTTAAAAGTCAATTATGGGCTTTCTGCCGTGGGCAAGTAAGATCAACTCAAGAGATTATGGCACATTGTAACATTAACAATGCTCAGTCAGTAAGAAGAACAATTTCTGAAATTAGAGCAAATGAAAATTATAGACCATTTGTAGTTACACATAATCAACAAGAGTTTAATGTTAATTATGGGCAATCAGATAATTACAGTAACAATGGTTATGAAATATTAATTCAATCAAATGTAAATAGAAATACAAATGATCTTGAATTTATTTCAGATGATAATGAACGTGGTTCAAGTTCATTAATTGCTGGATTAGATAATCAAACTCTGGCAGATCTAAATGAGAGAATAAGACAATTAAGTTAATTGTCTTATAAAAATTATTAAATGCCATGTTAAACTAGCATGGCATTTTTTTTGTCTAAGTTATTGTTTTTATTATATAAATCGGGGCAGGTATACCATAGTCACCACCAAATTTTGTATTTTTTGTGACAAAACTTTCTACACC